ATACCCGGTAGGAGTACATGGTAGGGAGGGTAATTTGACCAGAAATGGTATTTGACCAGGTGTCCGAGCGGTTTAAGGAGACAGGTTCAAGACCTGTTGGACGCAAGTCCGCGCGGGTTCGAATCCCGTCCTGGTCATTTGGTAGGGAGGGTATAATACTCCTATGTTTGAAATGGCAATCATATCGACATTAAAAGTCGGAGTTCCGGGATAATACCCGGTAGGAGTACATGGTAGGGAGGGTATTTCTGCTCCATCTTAATGGTTTTAGTATCTGGTCAAAAGTACCGGATAGACGGTTCAATTCCGTCATGGAGCAATGGTAGGGAGGGTACAATACTCCTATGTTTGAAATGGCAATCATATCGACATTAAAAGTCGGAGTTCCGGGATAATACCCGGTAGGAGTACATGGTAGGGAGGGTATTTGGTCGGGTAAATGAGATACCGGTCTTCCAAAAAAAAAATTGCAATAAATAATGAGATAGAGGATAATTGTGCAACTCAGCTTATAACCGAGACATCATCATGCCCAAAATCTTATGCACTCATTGCGACGACAACGCCATTGCCATTTATGGTACATCCGGTGGAACACAACCCCCCAACAGGTGTCAAATGTGTTACATCCGGTTTTGTCAATCGCGAATCTGCAAGCACAAGAATTTGGTCGACTGTCGCGCGGCACACGCTTTAAAAACAACAGACTGTTACCATTGCTGGTTTTCACATTTGAAACCGCGATACAAGCCCGACGTTTTTATGCGCAGACCAATCGACATCGATTAAATTGATTTGAAAGAAAACTAATGGTGGGAAAGTTTTCTTTTGATTTCGGCCCGGCGTAGCTCAATTGGAAGAGCATCTGACTGTAGAGTAAGCATTGCGCAGAAATCAGAGGGTTGTCGGTTCGATTCCGGCCGCTGGGATAATATTACAACTTTATATTAGTTAAACCAATATAAAGTTTTCATAATAATGTACTATGTATAATGAAGTTTGGACATATAATTAATAATTACAGGTCAATCTATCGACTCGGTATGAAAATCATTGACCACAAACAGCAAATCAATCATGTTCATCATATCAATATTGATGTGGAAAACGCAAAGCAAGAAGAACGGATTGAAAAATTTGAAAAAATGGTGAGGACTTCACATCGTGAATGGAAACTAAATAAAAAATGCATTAATGAATACTGGACCGGTTTTTAACTATGTAAAAGGAATATACTTATTATAGCAAATAGTATACCAAAAACGTGCTTATACGACATTTTTTCATTTAAAACAATTACACCGAGTATTGCCGAAAATAAAGAAATATATACACTATTTAATGGTATCATTTTAGACATGCCATTACCTTTTAATATATACAACCATCCAAAAACTTCGATTAATGCAAAACATATATATATAATTAATGGTACTATGTTTTTGCGTATCGTTACTGTGAAATCTTTATTAAAAAACGGTTTTTTATTTATTAGGCCAATTATTGCTAATATTATAAACATTAATGCAGATTTAACCAACAGCCAAGTCTGTATATTAAAATTTTGTAGGATAACTTTTTTTCTATATAATATAAGCAGTGCATATATAAATGATATTATTCCTATTTGCAAATGCATTAATATATATATATATATATTAATGAACTTTGGGTTCTCTTTTTCAGACAAAGAAGATGAACTTAACACAATGAATCAAACTTTTTACAGGCGCCTTTTAGAAGATAAAATCAAAATTTTAGAAAAAGGTTTCGTAAAAGATACCAAAAAAACTAAGAAAAAAGACTACGATAGTGATGACGACGACACGCCCCCTATGGCAACCCCAGTGAAAGATGGCCCGATGGAAATGCTGCCACCTGGCAGAAAAAAAGTAATAAAAGTACTCGCATTAGTACAGGCACCATATATTTATAAAAAATCAGGTAAATATACGGGGATTGTATATGACATTTGGAAAGGTATTAAAGTCGAATTGGCTCGGAAATATGACTTTGAAGAAACCTTTATAGAAACACTGAATTATACAAAGCAACTCAGACGCGTACAAAACGGCGAATTCCATCTCGCATTGACATCACTGACTACGAATGCTCGTCGAGCTAAAATGATTAATTTTACAAGACCATTATTTATTAATCAGAAATCAATTCTTACAAAACCGAAACAAGGTTATGCAGAATATATGGGTAAAATTGCTTATAAATTATTCTTGCCTCCGCTTGCGTTATTGATTCTGTTCGGCATCGCGTTAGGCAATATTATGTATTTTGTTGAGCCAAAACGTGGTTATAAACGTGCATTATTCTCATCAATTGCGTCAATGTTTGGCGAAATGGGGATGATATCTGAAAATACTGGTCTTAAACCACTTGGTGTTATTGTCGCTTTTACTATAATGACGATTTCATTTTATTTCTCTATTTTCTTACAAGCCGCAACAACCGAGAAATTAATGGAGTTTAAACGAGATGATGAAATTAATTCGACCAATATTCATACAAAACAATTGTTATATGCAAAAGGGTCAGGTATGGGAGCTGCATTCAAACGTCTTGGTGCTGATGTTAAAGGTATGAAAGTTGATTCGATTGATGAACTTAAAAAGAAATACATCGATGAAGAGCCACGTTGGGATGGCATTGCAATGTCGTTTATGGATGCTTATAATCAACAAGATGATGACTTCTTAATTAATAAAAATAATTTTGGTCTTAATGAAGAAGCTATCGCTGTGCGAATTGGAGAGAATCGGCTACTCAAAGACTTAGATATTGCAATTACGCGACTACAAGACACTTATGAAATTAGAAAAATTTATAACAGTTATTTCGGCGACAAATATGATTTTATGGGAATATTATAAGAGGGTTTAATATAACCGGAATACAATATAATATTTGATATTCCAACAAATATGTGAACGCCCATATGACAATAGCATGATATATGATATGTGCTTTCTTCATAATACATACAACCCATATAATATGATGCCAAACCGCATACAAATAAGAAATAATATGATTTCATATATTGGGCACCATATGCGCGATACAATTGATATAATCCAGTTAATTTCACAACCAGTATATCTATTTGCTGTCTCAATGAGCCTTCAATTGGGTCTGTCCAATGTAATAAACTAGTTACAAAGCCAATTAAAGGGATTGGAAATTCACGCCAATTTGGTGTCATGAGAGCGTAAAATGTGGCTACCAAATTTATCCATGCTATATGCCAGATTTTATCGCTATTGCATTTTGAATATACTTGCATATTACATTAATTAATATATATAGTAATGTTTAAATATGTATTTAAAGAAACGCCATAATATATAGTATCCAACGAACAGCAAGCAGTTATCAAGTACTTCAAATAAGTATTATAAAAGGTTGGATGAATAGGGGAGTCCGATGATTATGACCAGAATAGAATAATTGAAAATTCATTTATGAAATAGATTATATGAAATAGAGTATATTATATCGAAAAGTCATATAAGGAATTTGGGGGTTGTACAACTTTCACCAATAATGGTGAGATTAATAATGCATTATATAATGCGATAATATAATATAATACAAATAATTCGGTTTATTAGCTCAGTTGGTTAGAGTGTGCGGCTGTTAACCGCAAGGTCATAGGTTCGAAACCTATATGAACCGCTTTTAAATATTTGTATTATATAATGAGGAGAACAATTAGGCGTGCAAAGAGTCAGCGTGCAAAGAGTCAGCGTGCAAAGAGTCTGCGTGCAAAGAGTCTGCGTGTAAAGAGTCAGTGTGGTGGTGGTGAACCGAAGAAGAAAGCCAGTACACAAGTATATTCTCAAATCGCAAAAAACCCTGATATTTTGCCTGGGGTTGTCTTAACTGCCGCGGCTTTCGTGACTGGTCCAGTCTGGATGTGCACATTGGCCGGGACAGGAGTGGCATTGGGAACGTTGGGATTGGCAACAAATAAACTCAGACACCAGTACAAAAAATGGTGAAGTTAATTAGGGAGGATAAAATTGAAATTTTTGTATGGTTTCCTACAACTTACACTCATCATGTCTCTCACTTTCAACAATTTCGTATCTGCTGCTGGACTTGCCGCACATGAATGGCAACAACAGGCGTTTGACTTTTGCAACGATAATGAACAGGCAACCAATCCTTATTTAGGCATGAGGGGTGGTCTTATTGCAGATGAAATGGGATTAGGCAAGACAATTGTAATGCTTGGATTGTGTGCTTGTAATGAAGTGAAAAGTACGCTTATTGTTCTCCCAACTGCTCTCATTCAACAATGGAAATCACAGTTGACTTCATTCTATGAAAAAGCCAGTATTCACCAAACGGTTCTCGTTATACATGGCGCTGGAGCCCATAAAATTTCTGAAACTCAAGTTGATTCAGCAAATATTGTGCTGACAACATATGGTACTATGTCGTCATCTAATGCTATTCATTCAAGACGTTTCTCGTTTAAAAAATGGAATCGCATTATCTATGATGAAGCACATCATATGCGGAACACTTCCACAAATAGCTACAAGGCTGCAATCGCATTGAAAAGTGACGCGGTATGGCTTGTTACTGGAACCCCTATCAATAATGGAGTGAATGATTTCTGGAACATTATGCAAATTGTAGGCATTCCGGATGAGTTTAACCGTGATAGCAGCGAAGATGTTCGCAAATTGTTGGAAAAGTTTGTGATTAAACGCACCAAGAAAAAAGTGGGACTCGACATTCCTGGTATCATAATTCACAACCAGGTTGTTCCGTGGCTTTCCGAAGAAGAAAGAACGATAGCGTATAACATCAATGCCATGATTAAACTTGAACGTGCAACGTCATTTGATGATGAAGATTTGATTAGCGATGATACCGATGCGGAGAATAAAGAATATATTGTTCCTGAAAAATACAAAACAATTGTTAAGGGTCAGGGAGCAATCTTAGCATTAATGATAAGGGCAAAGCAATCATGCACATGTCCTAGAATCATTACTGATACATTTAGTTCACTTATTGATGGCAATGTTACTAGCAGTAAAATCACACATGTTACCAATACTATTCTCAATGAAAACAATAATGGTCGCAAAAAACTCGTATTCTGCAATTTCAATCAAGAAATTACAACAATGTATGATATTTTATCTAAACAATATTCTGTTGGAATCATTAATGGTGCAGTTTCTGCAACTGAACGCAATAATCTTATGACATCAGTTGATATTGATGTGTTAATTTTGCAAATTCAATCCTGTTGCGAAGGTCTTAATCTCCAGCAATATTCAGAGATATATTTTGTTAGTCCTTCTTGGAATCCATGTGTCGAAGACCAAGCAATTGCGCGGGCACATCGTGTAGGACAAACACAGTGTGTTGATGTTTATCGGTTCACAATGGAAGATTTTGATGATAATGAAAACATTGAAAATTATTCAAAGAGTGTACAAGAAACAAAACGAGAAATTGCAAATGATATGTATAATAATATGTAATTTTTATTTAATTTTTTTATTTTCTTGCTTATTTATATAAATGAAAAATGAACTTATGAACATTCGTTCAATTGTAATGGGGATTGTTGTGGTTATGCTCGTTTATTTAGCCACCAATATGGTTTTGAATGCTGGACGTCAACACAAGAATTCAAATTCTAATAGGGGTGTTGACCCGGCCATTCATTTAGGAGTTGGTAATAAAATGATTAATCGAATGGATGGTGGTGGTGGTGGTGGTGGTGGTGGTGGTGGTCGAGGTGGTGATATGGTTGGTATATATAGCGCAAATCTTACGGGGGGCATTAAACTCAATT